AAAGGAAACCATAGATACCCATAGACGTAATTAATACTAACACAGCAGCTGCTGTAGTTAAATAAATTTTTAATCCTCGGGGTAATGTTTTACGATATTGGTATAACAAAGAAGCTATTACTAATTTAGCAACTTCAAGTGAAGTAGCCATAATAATAACAGCTAAAGTAGCCCCAGCAAAAAGCTTGCTAAGACCGCTAACTGAATAGAAAGCGGCCGAAGCAGAGACTGACAGGGCAGAGGTTGCGATTATAAAAGGGAATATCCTTTCTTGGATTTTTTTCCACATGGGTTTATTTTCTAAAGCCCTTATGATTGTCTATGCGGTCTAAGATTTTATTTAATTCTTCTGCTTTAATAAAGCCAGCCATAGATGCGTTCTTAAGGGCACTAACTAATTGTAGTATTACGAATGGTATGATAACTACTTCACTAAGCCAAGCTGTACCCTTAAATCCTCTTTCTACCATTAAAATTACGGTTAAAAAGGCTACCCAAGTTACAGCACGTTTTAATACACGAACTGCTTTACGGGTTTGGAATCCTTCACGTTTCATACCTAAGATGATTCCAAAGAAACCATCTATGAATATTACTGCGATTAACGCTAGATATTGTTCGGCATTGCCCATTGTAAGCTCTAAAAAATAAGAGCATAAAAAAGATACAGTCACTATAGGTACGGCTAAAAAAGTTAATGTTGTTGATTTCATATTGTGTCGTAATCGATGTATGTTATAGTAACTTCTTTACCTTTTTCTAATGCTTCAGCAATAGGAGGATAAATACGTTTATAAGCTGTAGTTGAAGCTCCTATAAATCCATCTTTTTTAGTTAAATTTTCATTTTGAGAACTTCCTACTAATAAACAACCTGCTGTATGTTCGTCTGTATTACCTGTATGAATTAGAATATACTCAAATCCAGGAACATCTCTTACCCATAACATTCCTTTATGAAAGTCACCATATTTAGCTTCATATCTACTATGAAAGCCTCCTACTGTGCGTAATGTAATTTTGTAAGTACCTGATGGGATTCTAGTTTCAGACATTACTTTTTCATCACGATACTCATCTTCTAAAGTATAAGCTAGGAATTTTCTACCATCAGTAATATCAAATAAAATACCATTGGTAGAATCTTTTTGGGAACTAATACGTAAAACTTCTAATTTCATATTAATAAATATTTAGTATTGGGCTTCTCGTTTAACTACTTCTATTGCTTTTTCCATTTTTTGTAAATCAACAGGACATAATAAATCTAATCCTGCTTTTGCTTTAAATTTAATATAAGACTCACCTTCAGAAAAGATTAAAATTGTAGGTGCCATTCGTACTTTATATTCAGCTTTAATTTTAGGACTTTTTGCTAAATCACATCTATAATATGTTATTCCTTTTAATTCTTCCCATTCTTTAAAAGCGTTATCTTTATTAAATTCAACCCAAAATTCTACTATAATTATTTTGCCATTATCATCATCAAATGGGTTTCCTTTTATTTTTTCTTCAAAATTATTATCATTAATAAATTCTTGAGCTATCATAGGTAAAGACAGCAAAAATAAACTTATAATTAGAATTAACTTTTTCATTATTATCTTTGTTGTAATTCGTATAATCTTTCGTCTATCTTTTCTAATTGTTCTTTGATTTCTTCTACAGATTCTTCTGTATCCATGATAGTTTCACGAATAAGTTCATCTTTTAAATCATATTCTATTCGTTGTATTTCAGCTTCGGGAAGTTCTTTTGCCCTTTGAATATCAGCCTGTAAGCTAAACCACATACCAACTACAGTAACTATAAAGAAAAATAATATTCCTATAGTTTTTAAGTCTAAGGTAACTTTAGTATCCTCTCCTATTTGTTTAGCCATTTTATCTAAAAGTGTAATTTAATCCAAAAGTAGATTGAAATAATCTACTATCCCACATTTTCATATACTCCCCTTCGGCAAATATTCCAATATTTTTTCCAACTTTCCAACCAAAGGAAATACCTGCTGAGAAGTCACTCCATTGTTCAAATTGCGAATCAGGTTTTAAACCCCCTGCTCCCCAATTATTTCTATTTAAATAAGAAAATTCTTCAGATCCTGCGATATACTTATGTGCTGGGAGTATGTAATTTCCAAAAGTATGTAACCAAAATTTATCCTTATAATGGTAAAAATCAAATCCTATAATTGGGGCTACTTCTACAAATGGGTCTAAGGCATCCCACCTTACTCTATTATAATCAGTAATAAGGCCAGGAAATATTTCTTCCCTAAATTCTAAATCTGTGTTTGCTACTATAGTTCCATCTTCAGTACACCAAAACCAATCTTGAGTTGTTACTGAGTCTCCAGTATTTGGATCCATATGGGTTTGAGTCCATAAAACATCTTTAAATCCATACTGGTATCCTAAAGTATACCATGGATTAGTATAGTAAGCTACTCCATTTATATCTAAGGCCATTTCATTTAACCAGATTTCAAAAGGATTATACCCATATGCTCTGTCATGTCCCCTAACCACGGCACCACCTGATAAAGAGAATTTATTACCAATAGGTAACCTTGCTCTTAATTCTGCTGATTTGTAGTTTAGATTTATTTTGCCTACGTTTCGAGTTTCTAATTTAGCTATATGATATCTACCTGTATGTTTTGTAAATACTCTATGATTGTTAAATAATCTACCATTCCAACGTTCCTTTTCTAAATGGAATTGGTATTCTAATCCTTTTACTGCTGAAGTAGGAGCTGCGTATACTAATTGACTTTCGTTACCATCATAAAAGTTTTTAGGTTTTCTTTCATAATCAAATCTTGCTAATTTTCTAATTCCTATACTGTATGTGTAATCAAATAGGAATACATCTGTAGCATCTTCTACTCGAGGAATTGAGTAAATACTACCATCATCATTAGTTCTTAAAATATATGTTGGTTCTGCAGCTTCTACGGAATTTGAAATATCTCCTGTAGCATACATAGTACCATACTTTAAGAAATCTTTATAAATTGCCTTAAATATTGGATATTGTTTTGGAGGACGTTCTATCCAAACTGTGTCTTGTGCTTGTATATTACCTACTAGTATTAATAGGAATATACTAATTAATATTTTTTTCATTATTTTTTAGCAAATTTTTCTAAACCAGCTATACCGAAGCTACCTAAAGTAACAAGTACGAATGAGTTAAATATTGAATCACTTATGATTAATTCATTACCCATAACACCAGTAATGATATCAACAGTAGCGAATATTACCATTATAGCAAATGAGAAAAACCCAATGATAGTTTTTTCATTATAGCTATTTTCATCTTTAAATATATCTTTAAAAGCCATCCAGTTATTTTTTATTTTATTTAACATAATAGAACAGTTTTAATTGAAACGTTTTGTTTATAAATATAAAAAAAGAGCACTAATGCGCTCTTAATTTATAATAAAAAGTGTTTTTTTTATTTTTTTACTAATTTAGATACCCATGCTTTTACGATATCCCAATTACGTGTAGCAAATACACCAAAGGCAAATCCTGCATATATCTTATAACCAAATGTCCATAGAATAAGACCAGCAATTAAGCCTAATACACCTTCAACACCATTAGCTACGATCCAATCCTTAACAATTGTAAAGATCTTTTTAATAAATTCTAATACTTTTTTCATAATTAATTGTTTTAAAATTACGTTAATAAATATTATTACCCATCACAAGATAAACAATCTTCAGTAGTGCGGGAACCTAAGTCACCTTTAATTACTGAATCTGTGCGGAGATAGTATAATGTTTTTATACCTAATTTCCAAGCCTCCATATGAACCTGGTTAATCCATTTGGGAGAATCAGTAGGGTCAAATGCTAAGTTTAACGATTGAGTTTGGTCAATATATTTTTGACGAGTAGCTGCTTGTTGAACTAGAGCTAATTGATTAATTTCTGGGAATGTCATGAATACTTCCTTTTCGTCTTCACTTAAAATATCATGAGATAAACCCATTACTGAACCATTATCACCCATAATTTGATCCCAAACACGAGTTGTATTGTGTCCTTTTTCAATTAATAGTTTCTCTAGTTCAGGGTTTTTAACAATAAAAGTACCTTTAGCACCATTAAACACATAAATGTTTGCTGGTTGAGGTTCAATACCTGCTGAACAGCTATTAATACGAGAATTTGATACTGTAGGGGCAATCGCTAGCAAGTGAGTATTTCTCATACCTGTACCTTTACACCAAGTAGGTTCTCCATATTCTAAAGCCATTTGACGTGAAGCTGCTTCTGCTTTTGTTCTAATATCACTAAAAATAGTGTGTGTCCAAGCTGTAGCACCAATTGAATTAAATGCTATATTTTTCTGTTGTAAGAAAGTATGCCAACCCATTACACCTAAACCTAATGCTCTACCTTTTTTAGCTGAGCGATGGGTTCTAATCATTGAATCCTTACCATTAGTTTTCTGGATGAATTCTTCCATTACACCATCTAAAAAGTAAGTAGCAATCTCAACTACATCTGTATTTTTCCATTCATCATACTTAGCTAAGTTAAGTGAAGATAAACAACAAATAAAACTATGTTCCTCATCTGTATGAAGTGTAATTTCAGTACAAATATTAGTCATAGAGACATCTAGATTATTCATACGATAAGCTAAAGGATTGTCTTTGTTGACATTGTCCTTAAACATTATGTAGGGTTCTCCGGTTTCTACGCGGGATTTAAGTATTTCAAGCCATAACGACATTGCCTCACTATCTCTATCTTGTAGGCGCTTCATAAACGCATCATCTACAACGACTGCTTGGTGTAGGTTTAGACATTGTCTATTAGGATCACCTTTAGGTCTACGAATTTGTAAAAATTCTTTAACATCAATATGATTAATATCTAAATTAACTGAGGCTGCTCCTCTTCTTACACTACCTTGATTAGTAGCAATAATAGTAGAATCATAAATTTTAGCCCAAGGAACTATTCCTTCACTTTTACCATTTCCTGTTATACTTTCTCCTCTTCCTCTAATTCTGCTAAGGGAAATTCCCACGCCTCCCCCATAACTAGTAAGGCGCATAAGTTCTGCGTTAGTGAGACCGATACCACGTACCGAATCCGGAGTATCAACACCGAAACAACTAATAGGCAAGCCCCGATCAGTACCGGTATTGCTGAGAACAGGGCTAGCGAGACCAATCCATCCATTCCAAATATATTTAAAGAATTTATTTGCTAAGTCTGGTCTGTTTAATCTGTCAGCTACAGCATTAGCGACGCGTCTATACGCTTTACGGGGTGTTTCCCCAGGCATTAAATACCCTTTTGAAATTGTAGACAAAGCTACATCATCAAAAAACTCAGGGTAATCTTTACCTCTTTCCCATTGGGAGTAATCTGCTATAATATTGTTATCCATAATTAAAATATACTTTCATCCCATTCCATGTGACCTTTGGAATAATTTGTTACTCGGTTTGCG